TGAACTTCACGTGCAGAAGGACGACGAACTGTGGGACGCGTTGACTCTTGGTTCTGGTGCGCGTGTAGATCCGCTTATCGTTGCGATTACGACGGCTGGCTATGATTTAGATTCGCTGTGTGGCAGGTTGTATCAGTTCGGCAAGCGTGTGTCGGCTGGTGAAGAGGAAGGTCGCTATTTCGGTTTCTGGTGGTGGCAGGCGACTGATGACTGTGATGCTGGTGACCGTGAACAGTGGCGTGCTGCAAATCCAAACATCGAGATCGGTCTGCTAGATGAAGAAGACATGGAGTTGGCGCACAAGCAGACGAGCGACTCGGCGTTTCGCCGTTACCGTTTGAACCAGTTTGTGCGTGCGCAGGAGTCGTGGCTTCCTGCTGGTGTGTGGGAGACGTCCGCACGTCCTGATCTGCCGCTGCGTGACGATCTGCCTGTCTATGTTGGGATCGACATGGCGTTGAAGCATGACTCTGTCGCGGTTGTCTGTGCGCAGCAGCAAGATGGTTTGGTGGTGACTCGTGCGAAGATCTGGTATCCGCAGGAGAGTGGTTTAGATGTTGCTGAGGTGGAGTTTTATCTGCGTGAGTTGCATGCGCAGTTCGATGTGCGCGAGTTTGCTTACGACCCTGCGTATTTTCAACGTAGCGCTGAGCAACTGATCGATGATGGGCTGCCGATGGTGGAGTATCCGCAGAACCGCACACGTATGATACCTGCGTGCGGCAACGCCTATGAACTGATAGTGAATAAACGTGTGGTACATGACGGTTCACCTACTTTCGTCGATCAGGTGTTGTCTGCTGCGCAACGTATGACTGATGAGGGCTGGCGGTTGAGTAAGGGTAAGAGCAAGAGGAAGATCGACGCGGCTATTGCGTTGGTGATCGCGCTTGACCGTGCTACGATGGTAAGTAGGCAAAATATCACACCAGACGTTATCGATGTCTGGAAGGAAGAAGACTAAGTGAACGAACGTGCTACGGTGGCGGTGCAGTTAGCAGGTCTGGTGGCGGTGTTTGTCGGTGTGTCGATGTTTTCGCTTGCTGCTGCGTTGATCGTTGTCGGTGTCACGCTTGTTGTTGCTGGTGAGAGTCGCCTGTGAGTTTGTTCCGTCCTGAGAAGCGTGCGCTGCCGCTGAACATCGATCCTTATCAGATCACTGCTCGTCCGCTGTATCAGAACTATTCTGGTGAGTTGATCAATGAGCACACTGTGTTCGCGTCGAGCGCTGTGTTGGCGTGTGTTACGTTGATCGCTGATTCGATTTCGGCTATGCCGCTTGAGTTGACGCGCAACCGTGGCAATCGCGTCGAGGTGATGCCTACTCCGAGTGTGTTGTTGAAGCCGAATGAAACGCAGTCGATGTTCGAGTTCATTCATCAGTTGGTGTCGACGTTGTTGATTCACGGCTGTGCCTATATCTACGCGCCGCGTCAGCCTGGTGAGTTGCCACCTGAGATGCGTGTTATCCACCCACATCGTATCAAAGATATGTACGATGATGGCACTGGCGAGGCGTATTACGAGATCGATAAACAGCGCTACGAGTTGCGCGATGTGCGCAGCGTGCATTGGTTGGTGTTGGCTGGTCAACGTCGCGGTATCTCGCCGCTTGACGTGCAGCGTAACACTGTCGGTATGTCGCTTGCGATGGATCGCTTCCTATCCGCGTTCTACGGTGATGGTGCAACTCCGAGCAGCGTCCTGGAGACTGACAAACCGTTGACTAACGAGCAGGCGCGGATTTTGCGCGAGACTTGGGAAGATTCGCATTACAAGCGTCGTCGTCCTGCTGTGTTGAGCAACGGTTTGAAGTGGCGCAGTATCACGACGAGCGCTGCCGATATGCAGATGCTTGAACATCGTGAGGCTATCGTACGCGATATCGCACGTATCTACCGCGTGCCGTTGCACATGATCAGCGGCACTGGTGGCGATTCGCAGACATACCAGAACGTCGAACAGGCTGGTATCAACTACGTGCGTTACACGCTTCTGCCGTGGATGCGACGTATCGAAGATGCTATTTCTGAGATGTTGCCGATTACGCAGCGTGTGCGGTTCGACGCTGAAGAGTTCGAGCGTGCTGATTTGACGACTCGTGTTCGTGCGCAGCAGTTGGAGATCATGAGCGGTACGTTGACGCCGAACGAGGCGCGTGCTGATAACAACCGCGAGCCGTATGACGGTGGCGATCAGTTTGTCCTCGGTGTGGCTGGTGCGGCTATCGCTGGTGTTGAAGGTGGCGAGTTGCCGACGCTCGGTGTTGATGCAGCACCTAACCAGAAAGTGATCGAAGAAGCATGAAGTCGACAGTCGTAACCGTCGGAACAACACCAACTGTCGTCGTGAATCCTGACGATCAGAACCGTTACATCTATCTGCAGATCGTCACCAGCGCTACCATCTACGTTGGTGACAGCACTGTTACTACCAGCAACGGTATGCCTTTGGAGAAGCACACTGCACCGCATCAAATCTTTCTACCTCTCAAACAAACAATATATGCAGTCGTTACGTCACAAGTTGGTACAGCGGATCTACGCGTTATGACGCCAGACGTGGACTGATCGATGCCGTACGGAATAAGCGACTCACAACCAGGCTGCTCAGGTTGGGCAACTGTGAAACAAAACAGCGACGGCTCGTACGAGACTGTCGCGTGTCATGATACGAAACAAGACGCTATCGATCAGATGGTTGCGGTTTCGCTCGCTGAAGAGGTTGAGCCGCTCGGCGAGGTGGGACGTCGCGAGGAAGGTGAAGAGATCCTGGTGATCGACCTCGACGAGACGTTGGTGACGCAAAGCCGCGAACCGTTGCGTGCAGCGGTTGACGCGGTGAACGCGCTCGATATGCCTGTGTTTATCGTAACTGGACGTGAAGAAGCGCAACGTGAAACGACGCTCGAAGATCTCGCCGCTGCAGGTATCGATTACGACGCGCTGTACATGATGCCAGAAATCGACATGGTGATCGCCGACTACAAACGTGAAACAGTCGCGATGCTGATGCAAGAAGGCTACGTCGTTACCGCGTTCGTCGATGACAACAGCGACAACATCGCTGCGGTGAAAACGCTCGGTGTCCCTGTGATGACGCCAGATGAGTTCGTTGCGTCGATCGAGACTGAGACCGAGTTGGAGTTGCCAGACGAACCTGAAGAGGACGAGCCTGAGATGGAAGACGACGGCGTGCGCGAGGTGCGTGCGAACATGGTCGCACCTGTTTTCATGGCGCGATCCGCTGAGCGCGGTTTGCGTCTACATGAGCAAGGTCTATCTGGTGATGGGCTTGTACCTGCGACTGTTGCCGATGCACGTCGTATGGCTAACGGTGAAGCGTTGAGCGAAGCCAAGTGGCGTCGCATTCCTGGTTGGATCGCTCGCCATATGATGGATTTGGACACGGTAGAAGGTGACGAAATCACACCTGGTTTGGTGGCGATGTTGTTGTGGGGCGGCGGCTCAAATAAGACGACAGCGCGACGTGCACAGGCTTACGCTGAGCGGATCGTCACTCAATTCGATGCAGATAGTGGAGAACGAAAGAACACCAAAAACGGCTACACTGGTGGCGATATGGTCGAGACGATGCAAGTCCGCTGGATTAGCGACACCGTAAACGAGAACCGCTCTGTCGCCTATACCACGCTGGAGATCCGCGCCGAGGGAGATAGCAACACGTTGGTTGGCTATGCTTCGGTGTTCGATTCGCCGAGCGAGCCGATGCCGTTTGTGGAGTACGTCCGTAAAGGTGCGTTCGCTAAAACTTTGAATGATGGCGCTGATGTGCGGCTGTTGATCGACCATGAAGGTGTGCCGCTGGCTCGCACGAAGTCTGGTACGTTGATGCTTGAGGAAGATGACCGCGGTTTGCGTGTTGAGGCTACGCTCGACCCGATGAACCCTGACGCGCAGCGTGTCCTGTCTGCTATGCGTCGTGGTGATCTGTCGCAGATGTCGTTCGCGTTTAGGACTGTGAAGGATTCGTGGAATAGCGATCGTACGATTCGCGAGTTGCGTGAAGTGCAACTGTTCGACGTGAGTGTGGTGACCTACCCAGCGTATGAAGATACTATTGTAAGTCTGCGCAGCCGTCAAGATGTTACGGTTGATATGTCGGGTTCTTTGAGTCTGCGACAAAGGCAGATTCAGATCGCTCGACAGCGCTAGCCGAGTCGCAGCCGACGCTAAGAGCGTCACTGAGTGACATCACTCGCGGAAGCAACATCAGTCACTCAACCCTGGAGTAAAACACCAATGGCAACTTACACCGACAAACTGCGAGAGAAGCGCGATGCTGCTCTCGCACGCGCCGAGCAGATCACCGCTGTAGCGGTGACTGAATCGCGTGACATCACCAAGGACGAAGACGGCGAGATCGCTAAGGCTCTCGACGAAGTTCGTGAACTGGACGAGCAGATCAAGCGTCACGCAGAACTCGACGCTCGCGCTGCAGCCGCAGTGGAAACCCGTCGCGAGAAGGCAGTCGACGTTGTCGCTGTCAAGTCCGAGCCGCGCACGTACTCACCTGAGTCGAGCAACTCGTTCATCTCCGACGCCTACAACGCACAGTTCAACGGCGACTTCGCCGCACGTGAGCGTCTCGCACGTCACATGCAGGAAGAGCGCGTCGAGCGTCGCGATGTGACCAGCGCGAACTTCTCGGGCTTGGTCGTCCCTCAGTACCTGACTGGTCTCGCAGCGCCGTTGGCGCGTGCAGGTCGTCCGACTGCAGACGCTGCTCGTAAGCATCAACTTCCGTCGGCTGGTTTGACGCTGAACATCTCACGCGTCACCACTGGCTCGTCGGTTGCTCAGCAGACCGAAGGTGCTGCAGTGTCCGAAACCAACATGGACGACACGCTGCTCACCATCAACGTGAACACCTACGCTGGTCAGCAGAACGTGAGCCGTCAGGCGATCGAGCGCGGCACTGGTGTCGACTCGTTGGTGATGAACGACCTGGTCAGCGCGTACCACACGTCGCTGAACACGGCGCTCGTTGCCGAACTGCTCGCTGGCGCTGGTCAGTCGGTGACTTACACCGACGCTTCGCCTTCCGTTGCGGAACTGTACC